AAATTGGCGTTCCGTTAAAAGATAAAGCTCCGTTTGTGTACCATTGCGTACCTTGTGCGCCAATACCCGCGTTTGCTTGTGAGTTAGCACCTAAAACGCCAAAACCACCTAAAGCTGCAACGTATGCTTTTGCTACGTTTTGAGAAACATAGATTTTTAAATCTGATTTTCCGTAAAGTGATGCTGGAATTGCGTTGTCAACTAATTGCATTTGGGCAATAACGTTAACGGGTGTAATCGCTACGTTTGCAATTAATTGAGCGGGTGGTAAATTTACGTCAACTAAAGCCGTTGAAAACAAGCCGTCGAATTCGCCACCAACCGCACTTGAACCTTGCCATAAAGAAACTTCGTTAGCGGAAGCAACTTGTGCGGCTACGTGTGCAATTAAGTAATCAGCAAAAGATTTAGGTAATACGTCAAAAGACGAAAAACCTTGTTCGATACCTTGCCAAGTGTTGTGAAATTGACTTTTACAAAGTTGCATATTTACTTGTAAATCTTTAACTTCTAAAATTCTTTCAGTTAAATCAACGGTTGAGTTTGTTTGGAAATCACAAGACGCATCTTCTAAAACTCCCGCAGTTTCTAAACGTTGAATAACTGATTTGAATTTGATGTTCGGCATAACGGTAACTCCGCCATTTTCGATTGTTGGTGCGCTTAATAAAGCGGCACTAATGTACTTACCCGCAAATTGACCCGCGTAAGTAGTGGTAATAACTGGTTGTGTAGGCATTTCTTTTAAATTAAATTGTTAATATTATTTGTTAAATTTTTCTAATATAGAATCCATTGTATTGCGCGGTCTTTTAGCGCCTATTTTATGGAATTCAATTTCTTTGGTATTCTCAGGATTAAAACTAATTGGTTTAATGTCCGAAAGTTCGGTTGATTCTAATTCAACTGCGTCAACTTTGGTTAATAATTCCAACTTCGCTTTTAACTCGTTATTTTCGTTTGTTAGTTTTTCCATTTCAGTAAAGAAAGTTTCTTTAACAATTGATTCGATTGTTTTCTTTGGTGCGGTTGTTTCGTTTTTTGCTTCAACTTCTTCTTCAACAACTTCTTCTTCTGCAACTGGCGCTTCTTCTTCTTCGGCTTCAGCTTCTTTGTAATCCGCAATAATTCCTTCTTCAACTACGGACATAATAAAGCCGTCTTCCATTTCGTACTCTCCGATTGGAACGGGTATTTTTTGCTCGTCTTCAGTAATAACAAAAACTTCGTTATCCATTTCGAATGCGTCCGCTTCGATTAATGTAACTCCGTCCGCCATTTTTCTTTGTTCTAACTTTACGTCCATTCCAAGTAAAGTTTTGATTTGATTAATTACGCTTGTTTTCATATTTTATTTTTGTTTATTTTATTATTAAAGTTTTCCAGAAGTTAAAAAATTATCATAAATTTTAATTACATCTTTTATTTCAGCCGTGTGAGCAAGTGAGTTTTTATACTCTGCAATATTTGTTGGTTCTAACCCTAAATCTTTTGCTGAAATTAAAATTTTATCTCTTAAATCCCCAAGTTCTGTTAAATAATTATTTAAATCAACTCTATTTTTTTTTGAGTATTCAACAAGTTTTGTTCGTGTATCAAATAGAAAATTAATAGTTTCTCTAAATCCTTTTGCTTTTTTATTTAAAGCCGTTAAATTATCAACCAACCCCAACTCAATTTCGTGTTTTGCTAACTCGGTCTTGTCGCCTAATTTGTCGTAAATGGTTTTTAGTGTATTCATCTATTTTTGTTTTGTTTATTTAATTATCTTAATTCAGCTAAAATCTTTTCAGCTACTTTCTTTGATAAGTCAAGTTCTTTTGTTAAAGAATTATTTGCTTTTATTATTTCAAGTGCCGTTGAATATCCTTTTATTCCTTTTACGTCTAAACCTAATTGTTTAACTTGCGTTTCAACTTGTAATATTATTTTATTTATATCTTGTGAGCTTCCGCCAAGATTTGCCTTTGCGCCTTCGATGTTGCTTAATTGTATTTTCATACTATCAATTTCATCTTTAATGCCGTTAAGAACTTTAAATAAAGAACTAACATTATCAATTAATCTTTTAGCGTTGTCGGTGGGCTTTGTATTGCTTTGAATTAATTTTGTTAAATCGTCAACTAAACCCAATTCAACTTCGTGTTTTGCTAACTCCGTTTTGCCTATCTTATCGTAAATGGTTTTTAGTGTGTTCATATAACTATAATTTAATTGTTTATTTTTTGTTGTAAAATTAGTTTACGTTTCCGATTCCTTGAGCTTGTAAAGACCCGTCGCAACACTTCCGAGAATAGCGCTTTCCGTCCTTACATAAACACCCCCTTCTGCCCCCAACGGGACTTGAACGCGGTCTATCAATTTCTTTTTTTTTCCCTTCGGAAACCTTTATGTTTATTGAATTTTCCATTATCTTTAGTTTTAGGTATAATCTATCGTTAAAGTATTAAAGTTCGTTAAATCGCATTAAAACGGCATTAAAACGAATTTATGTTTTTCTTATCTTCCTTGCCTTGCGTAACTTTTTTTATAGTTTTTGCTTGACTTTAACCCGCTATTTCTTGTCTTTGCGTGAACTCCAGAACGCTTAATTTTTGGTTTTTTTAAGTGGTTTTGTACGCTCGTTTGCTTCGACATTTATTATGGTTTTATAGAGGCATATTTTACTTGTTGGTCTAATGCCGATTTATGGTATTTAAGAATTTGCGTTCCCGCCTTTAAAAATTCTTTTCCAATAGGTGTTTGTGCAATATCTAAACCTAATTCCTTTGCTTTGTTTTGAATTATTGTATATTCTTTTGAGTTGGAATCCATTATTGTTTTAATTTTATCAACTGCATTTTTATAATTATTTACAATAGTTAAATTTGTTTTGTCCGCAAATTTATTGGAATCAGAATATATTTGAAACGCTAACTTATCATATTCAGTAGGGTCGGGTATTGCCAACTCAATTTTATTGCTTTTTAATTCGCTTTTAATAATTAGTTCTTTGATTTTTTCAACCATTACTTTTTCTTCCATATCTTCAGTTTTTAAACTCATTTCTAATTTGTCTGCAAAATAACCTTCTATTGAAAATCCTTTTACTTCGCCTAATTTAACTTTGTCCCAAATTTCGTCGTTGTTTACTTTCATTGAAATCATCCAAGTACCTTGCGGTAAATCAAAACCATAGTTTTTCGACTTGTCGTTATCGCCTTCAATAATCCAACTTTCGACAACGCTTAAACCTTTTAATTTTTGGCTATGTTCTAACGTACTATTATTTTGGTTTGCATTCATTAAAAACAATTCGCTTGCTTTTCTTATCGTAGCCTTTGAGAAATAAATATAATATTCGTCTTTTGTCTTTTCGTTCTTGCGGTAAATTTGTTTGTCGGGAACTAAAGCTGGTCCCATTAAGATACGCTTTTCTGCGTCTATTTCTTTTAATAGTATTTCGTGTTTTGACAAGTGAATAAAGTTTTCTTCGATTGCGGGACTCATTACAACGCTTATTGCGTCAATCCCGCTTTGCTCGTCCTGTTCGTCTATTATTAATTCTACTATTCTAAACATATCTATATAATTAAAGTATTTTTAAATTGTTGCATTATTTATTCTATTCCTTTCGAGTGCTTGGGCGCTTGTCATTTCAGAACTCACAACATACGCTTGTACGGGTTTTTGTTGTAATTGCGCTAATTGATTCATTCCGTTATTTCCAACTACGTTAAATTGGGGTGCTTGGACTGCACCGCCACCACCACCACCGCCACTACTTGCGCTTGGTTCTGCACCGCCTTCAAACTGAGATTCTTTTATTTTCTTGATATTCATTAAACCCATTGCAATTGCTCCCGCACTTGCTAAAGGCGCTAATACTGGTCCGACAACGGGAACGCCTATAACCGACTTATAAGCACTTTGAGCGCTTACAAACGTGTCAATTGTTGCACTTGCTATATTAGTAGCTTTTTGAATATTAAACGCTCGTTTTTGACTTGCTTTACTTTTACCTGCAAATAGTTCGGCTATGTTTGCAATTGAAGATAAACCGCCTTTAACTGCGTCTAATTGTGAATTTAATAATTCTTGTTTTTTGTTTTTTGCGTCTTCGTCTAACTTCGCAATTTCTACATTTGTTTTTTCGGTTAATGCTTTTTTAGCCGTTTCGTATTGTTCTTGAGTTAATAATTTTAAATCATAATCGCTTGTCAACTTTGCTAAATCCGCAATCGCTTTTTCGTCTATTGCTTGACGTGCTAATTCTTCTTCGCTTAAAACAATTAAATTATAATTCTTTATGGCTTCAATTTCTTTTTGCCTTTGTGCTTCTTTGATTGCTTCAGCTTCGGCTAAATATTTTGCGTCAATTGCTTTTAGCGCTTCTTGGTGTTCAATTGTTAGTTTTTCTATATCCGTTGCCAATAAACTTTCAGCGTCGAATTTTTGCATTAAAACTAATTTTTCATAGTCTTGTTTACTTAAATCAATTTCTTGTTGTTTTAGCCAGTCTTCGTCTTCTTTTTTTATTCGGTCTTGAGTGTATTTGTCCCGTATTTTTTGTTCGTCTATTCCTTGTTGAATAACATCTTGTGCTAATAATTCGTCGGCTTGTTTCTTTTTAACTGTTTTTTCTTTTACTTGCTTTTCTAAATCTAATTTTTTACGCTCGTATTGAACACGAATTAATTCAAGTTCTTTTTCTTGTCCGTCTGCTAACGCTTTTAATTTTGAATCTTCTATTTCACGTGAAATATCTTTAACTTCTTTAACTGATTTTTTTGCATCATTTGATTTTTGTTTTGCTTGGTCTCTTGACGCTTTTGCGTGTTCGGCTTCTAAAATTGCTAAATCGTTAACTGCATCTTTATAACTTTCATTCGCAACTCTATTTTCTTCAATTATTTTGTTTTCTTTTTCATTTAATTTTGCTAATTCTTCTTTTGCGACGGCTATCTGAACACTACCGAACGTTTCTTTGTTTTGTTCCAAATATTGAATATAAAATTCAGCACTCGCTTTTTGTTGCGCTTGTGTTGCTTTTACTGATTTATATTGTGCGGCAGTATCGTTTACAAGACTTTTTTGAAAAGAAATTGACGCCTTTATTCTGGCGCGTTCTAATTCATAGGTGTCTTTTCCTTGTGCTTTTAATAGAGCAATCTGGCGCCCCATTGCATCGTCTTCTTTTGTGTATGATTTTAATTTTTTTGCATTTGCTTTTTCAAAGGCTACAATTTGTTCGTCTAAAGCTTTTGTTTTTGCTTCGGCAATTTCCTTTGATTTGTTATTAGCTTCGTCTTCGGCAAAACTTGTTAATCCAATCCAATCGCCAAAATCTTTTAATAATTGTATAGCACCACTTATGGGTGTCATTAACATTTCAAAATTTGCAATTAATAAACCAACCCCAACAACTAAAGCGCCTATACCCGTTCCAATCATTGCAAGTCTAAACAACTTCATTGCGCCAGTTGAAGCTCCAACAACTGCGGAATAAACGCCCGTTGCTACGCTTAAAGCCGTTGTTTTTACGGCATCAACTCCCTTCATAAATGCGCTTTCCTTTTGCAACGCTATTTGAACTTGTTGAACTCCATTCGCCAAAGCCATTGCGCTTTGTACTTTTAGCATTGTTTTTTGTAAGTTTTCGTTTTCAGAACCTACCAAACCCATTGCACCTTGAACCGCTTCGAATCCACCCGTTACCGCACTTAGTCCGCCTAAAGCCATATCAACTTTTCCCGTGTCGGACGCAAAGTTTTTAACTTGTTGGTTTAAGTCTCCAATTTTGTCTTGTAACTTACCCGCTTCAGCAACTAATTCTTTAAAACCTTCCGAACCTTCGTCCATCGTTCCAAGTTGCTCCTTCATTTCCTTAAGTTGTTGCTTAAGGGTTTTCGTTTTTTCCGTTACTTGGTCGAATCCACTTTCTTTTACTTCGAGTTCAATTGTTCGTTTTTCAGCCATTATTTTTTCTTATTATAAATTATTTGTCGCTTTGCTTTTTTCCAACCTTGTTTTATTGTTATGGCTAAAATATATTTTCCTTTTGCTATTTCGATATTTTCGGTTTGCCCGTAGTGTTCGGACGATTCCAATAGTTGAATTATAAGTGCTATCATCCTATGCGGTTTATTGTTGCAATTACTGACGGCGTGGCGGGGTGCAATGGTTGTTCTTCTTCCATTTGTAATTGGATTGTTTCAACGCTTGGCATCCACATAATTTCTATGTAATCGTTTTCGCTCATAGTTAAAACAAAGTTCCAAGAAGCTACCATATAATGCGAATTATTTGCAATTGTAATTCTTGTATTTGAGTTGTCAATATTAACTCCGTTCAAAGCAAACCAAATATCAACGTGTGCGTTTGTTCCGCCAGACGTTCTATAAAGTTGAGCGGAAAACTGAACGTTAAAAACTCCCGTTTGATTAGTTGTTATTTTGGTATCGTCTGCAATAGAACAAAAGTTAGCTAAAGCAGTATTCCCTAATGTCATAGCTTTTGGAGTATTTGCTAAAGTCGTTTGTGTCCCCGTGTCGTAAAAAGAACCCGTAACGTTTCCGTTAAAAACTCCGTCCCGAATTAAATACCCTTTTATTTTCTTTGTTGTATAAATTTCACGCATTGCGTCATACTCGGAAACACACGCCAAATCTTCATAATCTAAAGCGGTTGCTTTTTCTTCCATTTCACTAAATTTGATTGCCATTTTATTCTATAATTAAATTAATACTATCTTCGGTTTGCATTTGTATATCGTCTTCCGTTATTATTCCGCCTTCTTGTGGTTCGGGTAATATTGGTATAAAATCATTTAATAAATTAAATATTGTTTCGCCCGTTGTTAAATTCGTTTTAAAGTCGTTTATAATATATCTTTTGTCTCTTATTATAAGCCTATCGTTTAGTTTTAACGACGTTAAAATTGAAATAGGTAATACCGCTTTTACGTTTGTTAATCTATTCTTAGGGTCAAACAAATTAGCTAAATAATCAAAGTAATAAGTTGCAAATAAACTTTGTTGAATCGGTATTCCTAAGTAAGTTGATGTTTCTGGAGCAAAGTTTAACGAGTAATCAACCCCACCAACGTTTGTGTCTTGTCCAAATATTTGAACTGAGTTACATACGTTTGTTCCCGTTGAATCTTTTATATAAATTGGATTTGTTGCTACTACGTCTTGTCCATAATACAAAATGCAAGGCTTCGGTATGTACGGAGACAAAGCATTATTAATTGAAAATCCAACTTGAACGTTTGTTCCCGTGTATTTGCTAAACATTAAGTTTTCAAAAGGAACGTCTATGTTTAATTCCCCGCCGTCGTATGGGTAAGGTTGCTCCGTGTTTCCGTATTCTTTTAAACCCGTTTGTAAATAAAACTTATTTGTTATGCTTTCGCTCGGTTGATACCTAAACGAAATCTTTTTGTAAAGTTTTACCCTTTCAATATCTATGCTTGTTGAATCCGTAAAAGTTGTTATATCAAAAACGTTTCCAGACGCATACCAATAGTTTAATGTTTCAACTAAAAACGTGTTTGGAGTATCCGTTCCCGTAACCGTTAAATTAAATTCCCTAAGCAACCCCGAAAAGAAATCGGAAATTTTTAAGTCGGGTGCGTTTCTTTGTAAAGATGTTGTTGGAATATTAACTATTGATGAACTTTGCCATTGTGCAACTGGAGCGATTGGTACTCCAAAAGTATATTCGTAAAAATAATATATATTGAAATCTAAATTTATTGTTCCTTGCGCTCTAATTTGAAAATAATACAAATTATTTAATCCCAATATGTCGGGTATATTTACAACATTAAAAATTGCCCCCGTTCCGTCTCCTTGTATTGATTGAACTAAATTACCATTTGAATAAACGTCAACAAAATAAGGTATTAAAGTTGGTGGCGAAATTAGTTCTAAATATACTGAATGACCTCCGCCATTCGAAGCGTTTGTTGTTGCTTGAATTAAAAGAGTATTATTAATTGTATCAACAAAACTTACCATTAAAACGTTATTTGGAAATGGTGGAAATGCCGATTGTCCTAAAAAAGTTGTAAACGCTAAAGTTTGTGGCGTAGACATTATTTCAAAGCGGTCTCGGTTTTTATACCACAAATAAGCATTTTTAAAATTGTCCGTTAAAAAGAAATTACTTGTAAAAGTTATTCCGTAATGCAACTCTATTAACTGCATTATTCTACTTAATCTTAAGGCGGGGAATAATTCGCTTATATCTATTGCCCCTAAAAAAGTATCTATTTCACTTGCCGTGCCTAAATTAAACCACGACGGGGGCGTACCACTTGCGGGAGTTGAGTTATATTTCCAAAATTCGCCAGAACTAATTAACGGAAAAGAGATGTCGGTAAAAGCTAAAGTTCCTTCAATAAACAATTGTAACGTTGTTAAATTTAACGCTTGGTCTACGCTTAAGTAATCCAAGTCGCTTAACTTGTCTTCGCCGAATAAATCTTTTAAGCTCGTCAATTGCCCGTAAAAAGTAATCGTATAGTTTTCAACTTGTCCGTTCTTTACGTTTGACTTTTCTAACTGAATTCGTCCACGTCTAAAGGTAGTCATATCAATTTCAATATATCCGTCTTTACGTTCTTGAAAATTATAAGTGCCGTCTACGTCGCTTTGGTAAAAGTGTTGGAATATTGCGTTGTTTCGTGTCGTTGCGGGAATCGTAAACGCTTGGGAAAAGTCCGTACTTGTCTTTGAAATATCCGCAATATTTTGAACGCTTGAATTTACTTCAATTGTTTCGTCGTTGAATAAATCTATTTGTTGCCCTTCGATAAAAACCCTTACTTCCCTTTTCATTAAATTACATTGTTTATAACATCAAACGCCATTTCGAAATCTAAAGAATAATTTATTTTTTTGTTGTTTAAATTCTTTTCTTTGTTTATGCTTTTCGTGTTTATTCTTATTGGTAATTTCGTGTTTCCTTTAGTCCATAAAACCCGCTCACTTAATAAAAGTTGTTGTAAGTTTTCGTTAAACGTTTCGTCAACCCAACCCGAATTCACTTTATATTTTGTGCTTCCGTTATTATTAAAGATTTGTTTTTGCCCTTGCTTAACGTCGTAAGTTAAAGCGTCGATTGTCATCATAAAATTATAAGGGGTCGATTGAACTTCTAAGTTTTCAAAACTTGCCTTAAAAAATGTTTCCCGTTGCCAACCCCCGTACTTATTTATAAAGTCCAGAACGATTGGTTCGTATTTACATTCCGTAACGGGTCTAAAATATCCAACCCAAAAAGGTAAAACAAACGGCGGTGGTCCAGTATAAATGACAACTTTTGCACCTTCAGCAATCATAGACGAAGGCACTCTAAATAAATCAAATACACTTGCGCTTGTGGTTACATAACTAAAATTTGTTAATGTTTGTAAGCCCGTGTATTCAACCGTATAATCAACCCCTAAATAAGCCGTAATTGTACCCGCTAAACTTTCGCTTGTTGTTGGGTAAGCGGGGTCATAATAATAATTGTAATCCATTTGGTCCGCTAAAACAACCGCTTGTCCATATGAATAGTCGGGGTTAATTCCCGTTTCATAATATCCGAAGCCGTCAAACGCTCGGTAAGTTGCATTAAATTGAGCAACGTAATTACCGCCAATTAGATTGTAAGTGTAAACATCAACTAAAGTATATTCGTCGTAAGGCGTTAATTGTAAGTTGACGTTTGCGTTGTCGGGACTTGTTGGGTGCGTTATGTTTTCGCGTATGTACGGGCTTAGATTGTAAAGCGTAACCGTGTTGTTTGACGCGGGTATTAATTTACTCAAAGTATAAGTCGGTGTTGCGGGTGGTAATGCGTTCGCCTTGTAAATGAATATTTCGACTTTCGAACCCGTTTGCGTTGGGTCGTCAACTTCGATAATAAAAGGACTGCGGACAAAAATATGGTCTTGAGTAGGTAACGCCATTGCTATATGTTTTTAAAATTTTCTTCCATTATTGTATTAAATGTTTCTTCAGCTTCTAAGCCGTATGCTTCAATCATTTCGTCGGGTAAATTCTTAAATGCTTTTTCGAAAGGTGTGGTAAAAAATAAACTCCTTGATATACCTTGTCTAAAAACACTTTCGCGAACTGCAAACGGACTTAACCCCTTTGAATTTGCCCATTGTGTAAAATGCTTGACGCTTGGTTTGTTTCCTATCTTAAAACTAAACGGACTGCCTTTTCCTTTTTGTTTCCACATTTTACCCTTGTTGTCCGTCTTTTTGAATTTGCTTGTTGTTGACCTTACGCCCCCCGCACCCATAACCCCTTGGTCTTGATAAAATCCGTATTCTTCCATATCAAAATAAAGACGCAAAGAATTTGGCATAACTTTTATTTCGCCAGTAATGGAATCGTAAAGTTTGCGGGTGTGGTTCTTTTTTAACTTGCTTAAATTGCTTCGTGCTTGTTGTATAACGTAGTCCCTAAAATTTTCAAGAATTATTTGTTGTTCGTCTTTTTCCATTTTAACAAATTGTCATTTCGTTTGGAACTAAAACGTCAAATGTCATCGTCCAACCGCTTAACAAGTTTTCGAATCGTTCCGTAAATGGTTCGCAATTTGGGTTTCCGTCAATCTGGAATAAATCATAAGCTAAACTCCCGTGTAACATAATATCATAGGCTCGGTTTAAGATAGCTAAAGTTGAGTTTAAAGCGTCTTGTGTATTGTCGTTGCCTAAATATACGCTCGTGTTTTCCGTCTTCGATATGTCTACTAAATCCATTGCAATTAAAGAAATATTAAACCGCAAAACGTTTACTTCAAACGTACACGAATTAACCATAATGTGAACAAGTGGAAAAATAGTTTGCTTTGCTAAATCAACTTGGAAAATGTCGCCTTCGCTTACTGAGTTAACCAATGCGTCTGCGTCAAAGTGTGTTTTAAGTTTGTCTATTGCCGTGTAAAATCCTATCATTTTAAATACTTATTTAATTGTCTTTGTTCTATTTCGTTTTTTTGTTTCTCAAACGTTAAGTAAGTTAAACATTTAAGTAATCCCATTCGGGTAACTTCGTCAAATTTTGTGACATCTCCTTTAGCGAGCGCATAAATAGATTGATACCATCCCCATTGTTTTGAAAATTGTGTTCTTTCGCTAAAGTCTCCAAGACCTTCGGGTTCTTCGCTATCTCTTGTTCTAAATAAACTATCGTAGCCGTTAGTAATTCGCTTCCTAAATTCCAAAAAAAAACCGACGAACTTAATACAACTCCGAGTGGTGCGAACTTCATTAAGTCTGAAAATTCAGCCGTTCCAGTATAATCAATTATTTCGTGTCCGTCTTTTCGTTTAATCTTAATTGGACGATACATTACCGCCATTGCTTTGTGGTAAGTGTCCCAACTTTTTAAGTTTTCTTCTAAGTCTACATATTCGCCAAAACTTATATTTTGTAAGTCGGGAATAAATCCAAACTCCATATCTTTAATTTTAAAAGTAGGTGTAAACTTTGGTGTCTCAGAAAACAATTTATTAAAGTGAGTAACTAACTTTTGTACTTCAGTATATTTGATATTTATAATTTCTTTTAATTCAATATCGCAAAATATCTGAATCATTTTTTCCGCTAACATTTCGTTGTCGGTTGTTGTCTCCTTAACCTTAATAAACTTTTGGTATTGCCCTAAAGTAATTTCGTTTAAGTCTGTTGGAATGGTTAATTCTAATTTCATATTTATATAATTAAGTTTTCGTTTTCTTGTTATATGCAACCGCTATTTCGTAAGCGTATAAAAGCATTTCAAAATGCAATACAAATTTCCTTGAATCGCTCATATTTATTTTAACCCTTACCCCTTTGCGTTGGTAAATGTATTCTTCAACTACGGCAATCATTACGCTAATATCGTTTGTCATCTTATTGCGTATTTTCCAAAGTTTGCGCTTTTGCCCAATGATTCCATTTCGTGATAACGTAAGGCGTCAATAGTATGGTTAAAGTTGTCTATTGGTTTATTCATTTGTTTGCCCGTCTTGTCTCTATCCCAACAATAAGCGCGTAACTCCTTTATTAGATTTGTGCTTTGTGCGGTTACTAAATACGATTGACTTTGCATTATTTGAATTCCAAAATTAACGCTATCTTGTCCCTTTGTAACGCCTTTAATTAGTTGCCCCGTTCTTCTTATTTCCTCGATTGATTTGGGTTCGCTACTATCTGCGTAAGCTATTACGTTTTTTTGTAGCTTCTTCGATATTTCGTTATTCACAAGTCCCGTTTGATAAACAATTTCGTTTACTATTCTTTGTCCGTTGTAATTGTATATTTCTATTATTGCAGTCGGGTCGTTTGTAAACCCAAAATCTAATCCGTAACCAATTAACTTTGCTTCGTTCGGTATCGTGTCAATCATTTTCCAATTGCTAAAAACTACGCCTTCCAACATTCCTATTTCGCCTAAGCCATAAACACGCCACCAATTCGCCCAATAACTACTTGTCGACGCTTTAGAACGATTCTTTTCTATTTCCTTTACTATTCGTTCGTCGAGTGCTTCGTTGTCCTTATACGTCAAAATTAAGAAATCGGAATCGTCTTCGTGTTTTAGTTCGGTGTGTACCCAAAATTCGTTCGCTGGGTTAAAGTCTAAATAAATTTCCCGCTTGGTTCTTATTGATAGTTCATTGTATGCTTCAAACGTTACGTTGTTGCATTCGTTTATGTAAAGAATGTCCCTTCGCGCTCCCCTTAACTTACTTGAATCGTCTGCGGAAAAAAATTCGATATAACTTCCGTTCCCGAAATCGTATCTTAATAATGATTTGTTAAACCGCCCTTCAAAAAAACGGCTTGTCCATTTCATTATGTTTATGAAATCTTTTAACGCTCCCCGTCTTAAGTGCGGTATTGATTCCGCTACTATGCTTATTTCTAAGTTTGGGGTTTTGGCTGCTTTGCTTATTAATACGGGAATGATTCCAAATGTTTTACCCGCACTTGTTCCGCCTTGTATTATTTTGATTCGTTTTTTTAACGCTATAATTTTATTAACCGCCGTTGTTCTAACTAACATCTGGAAATAACGGTTGTTCTATATTGGTTTGTTCGATTTGTTGAACGGGTGCGCCATATCCACTATTCATTAATTCTTTGTACGCTGAAACATCGCCGTCCCTTGCTTTTTTTATTAAGGCTAAAGTAATCATATCTTCTTGGCTCATTGTTTCTTGTTCGCCTGTTATTGGGTTCTTTAATGATTGATTAACTTCTAACCATTTCCGCGCTATCGTGCTTCGGTTTCTGCTTCCTTTTGGTCGTCCGTTTGGGTTTCCGCTTTCGCCTTGTTCAAATGGTTTTAAAGTGCCTCCGTTTTTTCCTTCCATAACTCTGTTTTTACATTGTAATTCCGTTGCGTTTAATTTCTAAACTCGGGTCAAGTTTTTTCATTCGGTCAATTATTACTTGACAATACTTTGGGTCTAATTCCATTCCGTAACATTTGCGTTTAAGTTGGTGGCTTGCAACCATTGTACTTCCAGAACCTAAAAAGAAATCAAAAACTAAACTATTTTCGTTTGAACTTATTTTCATTTCATTTGCTATTAATTCAATTGGCTTCATTGTTGGGTGTAATCCTTTTTCCCTTCCGTATTCTAAACACCTTGAATAATTAACATCTTTTAATCCGTTATTCCAAATTGCATTTTTTCTAAATAAAATTAAATATTCAATGTCGGGTCTGTGGCTGTCTCCTATTGGAATAGCATTTGGTTTTTTCCATATTAAAACATTAAAAGAATAACCGATATCTTTTGCCCAAACTAAATAATCAGGTAATAATTCTTTGTTGCAAAATATGTAAGCATTTAATTTATTTTTGTCAAATATTAAAGGCAATACTTGTAAAAATTCAGTTGGTTCGAAATTAGAAATAAATTCAATACTTGCCCCTTGTTTTTTTAATCCTTTACCTATGCTTCCATTACATCCACCTTCCGTTTCTATTTTATAAGGCGGGTCTGTAAATACCATATCAGCCTTCTCGCCATTCATTAACTTTGCAACTGTATCTGAACACGTACTATCTCCACAAAGTAAACGGTGTTCGCCTATTTGAAATAAGTCTCCTAATACTATGTCCGTGTTTATTTCGTTTGGTATTTCGTAATCGTCTTCTTCAGCTTCTAATTCCTGAACGCTAACATCCAACGGTAAGTCTAAACCCCAATCTTGTAATTTGTCGGTGTCCCATTCATTCGCTAAAATATCCCAATCCCATTCTCCAAAACCTACGTTGTCTTTAACTATAAATTCGTCTTTTTGTTGCTCGGTTAAGTCTTCAGCCTTTACAATAAATACTTCTTTTAATCCTACTTCAATACAAGCCTTTAATCGCATATTTCCACCCAGAACAATATTGTTTTCGTCAACTACTATCGGACGTAATTCCAACATTTGCGGAAATTCTTGTATTGACTTAACTAACTTTCTAAACTTGTCGTCTTTTATTAAACGTGGGTTCTTTGGGTTCGTTTTTATGGTGCTTATTTTAACTAACTGCGTCTGCATTGTCTTCTTTGTATTCGTTTACAACTTTGTTCAATCCGTTTACAACTTCACGTAAACAACTCCCGCAACTTGTCGGTTGCCTTTTTTGTGAAAAGACACGGTTATAAATTTTAAGTAGTTCCCTTTGTTCACTTGGAATTAAAGAATTAGTATTTAAAACTTTAGTTGTAGTTAAGTAAGTATATTCTTCTTCGGTTAAACATTTTGGTTTTGCGTATGGAAATAGTTTGTTTAACTTTTCCTTTCGTTCTTCACAACCGCAATCTTCGCCTAATAACCATTTGGCTACTTTTGCGATTCCCGTTTTTTCTAAAACAATTTCGATTGTGTCTCCTAATCCAGTAGGTTCGATAATTGTATTTTCTTCAATGTCAATTTTAGTTAGTTTTTTCTTTGCCATAATTTCTATTTTATAAGTTCGTAATCTTTGTTTTTATAATCTTGGTAATTCTCTTTTAAGTTTTCTTTAATTCGTGTTTTGCAATATTTCAACGTGTGAAAAATACTCGTAACGCTTATATTAGTTTCCTTGCTTATTTCTCTCATAGACATATCGGAATCCTTGTATAAGTTAAAAAGCATTTGGTCGTACCAATGCCATTCATCAACTACGTTTTCAACTTGGTTTAATATACAATTATATGATTCGTGTTTTTGTACTTCTGGAGCTTCGTCGGGTAACATCGCGATTGAATCTAAATCGACCTTTTGCATTTTGTTTGCTTTATTCACGTGTTGTAAAAAAGTATTCTTTAACGCAAGCCAAACATAACTTTTGTTTAAGTTCCCGTTTGTAAATAGTTTGTCTTCGTTGCTCCATTTTAAAAGCATTAAATAAGTTTCTTGGACTATGTCTTCAGCAAAGAAATATTCGCCAAATGAGTTGACTATTTTAACCCATTCTTTGTGATGTTTTACTACTTTGTTAATCCATTCCAATTTTACTTTGTTTAAATATTAATCAAATATATGTTTATTTTTTCAACAAGTAACAAAAAATTTTATCAACAAACTTTTGTTAAATAAAAAACCCCTCGTTAAAGGGGTGTAAACTTATTGCAATTTCAAGCGGTAAATATACTTGTCTAACTTCTTTGCGGTTTCTAAACTTACGTCTTTTCCTGCTAAAAATCGGTCTATATTGTATTGATGGAATTTTTCCCCTTTACCTTTTATTTCTTTTACAACTTGGTTTCGTGTTCGTGTTTTTAATGCTTCGAGTAAACAAGCTCGTAAATTATAATCGTCTATTAGCATCGGTCTAAATTAATTTCGTTGTCGCTTAAAATTTCGTGGAACTTTTCGTTAAACTCTTCAATAAATTTGTATTGCTCGTCTCGTAATTCTCCGTATTTTAAAACACTTCTAATTTCTTCTTTTATTTCAGTTAGTGCAAAATACATTTTCATAGATTTGACGGCGTTGTTAAATTCGAATTCGTCTTCTGGCAAGTTATATTTTAGTGTTGCTTTCATATCATTTCTATTTAATTAATGTGGCAACTTTTACCACTTATCCTTTATTAAAATGGTAAATCGTTATCTTGTTCATCGTTAATTGGTCTGCGTTCTGCAACGTATGGTTCGCTAAAACTTGCCGAAAAATACTTTGTACCTTTTGACGATTCTTTTAGCCATAACGCGACTTCCATTTCTTTGCCGTTTACGTTTACTTTTCCTTTGTAGTCTGGGTGATTTTCCAATTTTTTGTTGTCGTTTTTGAAAATTGCTCCCGTGTTAATCTTTGTTTCCATAGTTTATTTTTTTAAGTAATTATAAGTTAGTGCAATAGTGCAGACCCAACCCCAAACAATTGCTGGAGTTAAAAGAATTATTAAAAGTGTTATCATAGTTTTTGGTTTTTATATTGTTTTAATCTATTTAAAAAATCTTGATAATTTTCGTCAATATCAAAGGTGTCATCATCTAAATAAATTTTAGTCCAAGTACCCATATCTCTAAAACTTTTTAACCTTTCAATTCTAAAAGAAAATTTTAAGTTATGTTTAATAGTAACCTCCATAAAGTTAATACTCATAAGATTTGAATTAAATTATTATAATATTCTCGGCATTCTTCTATTCGTGTTTTGATTGATTCAATTACAACCTCGTCTTTTGCTATTTTAAACGTTTTTAAGCGCTTTTCTTTTGGTATATGTCCAAACGTATGCTTTGCTTGTACAAACGCTCTTAAATCTAAACTTTCTTCAATTAAACTTGCCTTCCAATGTTCGCGTCTAATTTCATCTTCAACGATTTGTAAAGGGGTGTCAATCAAACAATAGCATAAAAGCGCTTCCGTTTTATTCGTAAGCCATAAATACCCTTGCAATTGGTAAAAGTACTCTTTATTTTTTAGTTCGGTATCGAAAAATGGAAACGTTGTAGCGTCCCAACTACTCTTTACATCGAGTAAAATTTCGTCCGTGTTTACGTCGGGAGTTCCCGTAATCCAATCGTTTGAATAGTATTCTTCGTTTTTATAAATGAATCCTAAATCTAAAACATCGTTACAAAGTGAAATTGAAAGTTCTTCAACCTCGTTGCCTTTGTCGGTATATCTGCTTGAAAATTCTTTGCGTATTCCGTAAATTTCTTCAACTGCTAATTCTTGTAAGTAAGTTTTAGTAGTTTGGCTTAATGATTCCCCTTTTGTTTTGGGGTTTGTCATTATTTTTCCGATTGCTGAGCATCTTATTTTCATTGTTCAAGGGTTTTAAGTTGTTCTGGTGTTAATTCGAAAGTCTTTGTAAGTTCGTCCATTGTGTAACCGCCTTCGCTTATTGCTTTAATTGCCTTTGCTAATCGTTTGTCGTCAATAGCTACTTTTTTAGTTTCGTTTTTTGGTTCGGTCTTTACTTGTTCGCCCCCTGCGTCCGTGTCTTTGTCCGTAACTAATCCTAAAGCACTTGATAAAGCGTAACGTCTTAAGTAAGTAATTGCACTTCCTAAAACTTGGAAATCATTCATTCCCTTTAATGCAACGTTTTGCGGTATTGACGTTTTGCTTTCGAGTGTTTCCCCGCTTTCAACGTGAAATACAATCGTAATTAAGTCCGTGCCGTGAATCAATTGAGTAAACCCTAAGCCGTGCTTTTTTAGTAGTGGGTTAATTACTTCAAAGATTTTCGGCAAGTCTGCGTAGGTATATCCGTACCCTTGCGTCGCTTTGTGAATCGTTGGAACTTCTTGCTGAAATTCCGCTAAACTTTTAAATAAGTGTTTCATTGTTTTTAGTTTTATTGGTTAATAATTATATGCAAATATAACAAATTTATTAATACGCAACTATTTTTTTTATATTTTTTTTCCTTGGTTAATATTTATTAATCCGTAAGTTTTTTGAATTTTCGTTTTTGTGTTGTGTTCGGTTGTTTTCGGCATTGTTTTATCCGTAATCCAAACGGGGTTTATTGTTCTTAAATCAAAAGCAAATACTCCTTCTGGAGTTGAGTTTATGTATAAAGGTATTTCGTTTAGTTCTATGTATTTTTTTACTAAATAGTAATACTTTGATTTTTCAATCATTAATTCTTTGTAGTGTGTTTTTCTGCATTTAAGTTCTATTCGTGTTTTTGTTGAGTGTGAAAAGCAATCCCACGAACTAAATTCTTCGGTGCTTAATTCTAAATCATTCCAATACTTATTTTTCAAATAATTAAATAGCGTCTTTTCGTTCATTTATTTTTTGCTTGTATATGCTAATTATTTCTTTTAGTTCTTCCCTTGAGTATTTTCGTGTTTCGTGTGCTTTTTCACTTAGTTCAATTAAGCGTTCCGCTCCAATTCTTTTTTGTATTCCTATTTGATAATTTAATAAGTTTCCGTGTAAATATTGATTGCAGTAAACGCATTGCCCGTGTACGTTGTCTTCGTTAAACGTTACCGCTTTATGTCCGCCCATTGAGTAATAATGTCCAGCATCAAACTTTTGACCTAATAACGAACCGCACGAAATACAACCTTTTGTTCGGTCTCTATTCCGTATAAAACTATTAAAATAGGTTTGAGCTAATTTTGTAAGTTCTTGAATCGTTTGTAATTTTTCCTTTATTTCGTGTTTTCGTGTTTTCCATTCTTTTTCCTTTTGTGAGTTAACCCAAACTTTTATGCAAGGTTCATCTAAGCAATATTTTTGGTTGAATCTTATTGGCGTAAATTCCGCCTTGCAATTTTTACATTTTTTCATAATTCTATAAATCTAAATATATGTTCAATAATTGGTAGTGTCCATCCATCACCTAATAAACTTCCTGCTTTTGCCGTTGTAAGTATATCGCAATAATTATCGGGAAAACCTTGTAACCTGCACATTTCAACTTTGTTTACTGTTCTTACCATTTCATTTTCTTTAATTAAAGTAATCATTCCTGTAGTAGAATTTCTATGTAATAAATATTTTTGATTTTTACTTTCAGAACCACTGCCTGTATTTAAACAAGTATGTTTATCTATTTCTACTTTACCACTTGTAATTACATCTTTAAACATTATGCCTTTATCTTTTGGTTGTGGTATATCTGTTATAACATCTCCAAACATTCCATCTTGTTTAGTTCTTATGTTACTCCAATAGTATCTATCACGTAATTGAGCAGTAACTAAACTTGAATTAATACGTACAGGATATACTCCCAATGCTCTAGACATAATACCTACATCAAATTTATTTGCACTACCTACATTTTCTTGTAAAAATAAAACATTTGGATTTAGCGTTTTAATATGTTCTAAAATTTCGATAAATACAAAAAACAAACTGCTTCGACTTCCGTGTATTCCTGCTCGTTTTCCTGCTGCACTTAAATCTTGACAAGGTGAACCACTTAAAATTAAATCAATGGTTTGCCAATCAATATCCCATTCTTTCCATTTTGTAACGTCCCCAACTTGTATCGTGTCGGGAAAATGGTGTTGAGTTAATTCAATTGCATAAGGCTTAATTTCACTTGAATAATATTTATTTACTTTTATACCTACATTTTCAAGCGCTTGTCTACCTGTGTTCATTCCGTTAAATAAACTTACTACGTTCATATGTTTCATCTTAAAAATTGTTTGCTTCGATTTCGTTTTCTAACTGCTTAATTCTAAATTTTAACTCTAAATTTAATTGTTCTAAATTATTTGAGCTTGACGAAAACATACGGGCTTGTTTTTCCAGAACTAAAAAAGTAGTTAATACTTCGCTTAATTCGTTTTCGGTTTCAATCATAGAATTTATTAAATCGGTTCTATGTCCGTTTTTTTCTTCTATTTCTTCACGGCTTATTTTTAACTTGAGTAAAGTTTTTCGTAAAATTGCCGTTGCGCTTAGTAATTTAATTTCCATTGTTTCGTGTTTTTATTGGTTTATAATTTGTTTAGTTGCATACGCTTTTTGATAAACGTTCGGTGCTGGGTTCGTTTGTTCGTAATAACTCAATCGTTCTTTGTCAAACCAAATTTCAATCATTCCAATATTTCCGTTTGAACGTGGTTTAATTTTATTAAAATGTATTTCTGCAAGGTTAAAAGTTGGGTCTTGTCTATGAACCGTAATCATACATTTACCACTATTAAACCATTCCGAACCGCCTTTTAAATCGTAAGGAACGGGAGCGTTTCTTTTTCCGTTTTCCTTTTCAGTTAATTTTGGGTGTATAATCGTATGTAAATGTAAGTTGTTATCTTCAGCTATTTGGTTTCGATAAGGTAAAACATATTCCAAATATTGAGCGTAACCCCCAAACTCGTTATAAGGGTGGTTTAAATCCTTCCAACTATCAATTGATGCCGTGTGTAATTCCCCGTGTTTTTTTAATTCAACCGCCATATCCCAAAATTGAACGGGCGTTAATTTTGCTTTTACATCCTTTTTAGTCAACACTTTAAAATGGTTTAATACCCAGTCAATTGCTTGGGTTATTTCTCTATCTTGTATGACATTTCTATCCAAAGGGTTAAAACTTTTGCCCGTTTTTTTGTTTATTAAGTCTGCTATTATTTCAACGTTTGTACCTACGTCGGGGAAATAAACTAAATGCTTCCATCCGTAAAATTTAGACGTATTCATTAAACATTCCATTAAAACTTGCGTTTTACCGCTCATCGGAAAACCCGTCCAATCGGTGCAATTTCCCAAGCTCATAGAATAATGTTCGTGTAACTTAGCAAAGCCTAAATATTTTCCTTTTTGATTATAAGTATCTCTATACTTAAATAAGTCGGTTATTACGTCTCCAACTTCGGTAATTTTATATCCATTTAACTCCACGGTGCTTTCCATTTTTTAGGTTCGTTTACTTCTTTTATTTCAATTGGTTTTTCCCAAGTCCTTACACAAGCCTTCCAATCTATCATTTTATTCTTGCCAACCATCCAACCTTTAGCCGAATAGAAATTAAGAAATTTGTTTACATCAACTCCGTTTTTTCGTTCTGAACAATACTCAAGAATATCATTATAAGTAGGTTCTATAAATATACTTCTTTCATTCTTTACATTCTTTTCATTCTTGTTAGTTGTTAGTTGTTTGTTAGTCGTTTGTTGATTGTTTGTTATTGGTTTGTTAGACGTTTCGTTTTCGTCTTGGTAACATTCGTATTTACAGATAGTTACGATAGTATATTGGCTTGTTGATTTTAGTTCAATTTCGTTTGTCTTTTCCAACTTTTTTAAAATCGTTCTAATTGTTTGAACACTTATTCCAGTAGCGCTTGAAATATTTGCTAAAGACGAAATAAATTGTCCCCTTTCAATATCAATTCCTTGCCATTTACCGCTTTTATGATTTGCTTTTATTAGCATAAATAAAAATAAATGTACCGCTTCAGACTTATTAAACCATTCCCAATCTAAAAATTTTCTATGTATTTTAATCCATCCGCTCATAACTCATTAAATATATAAATAGATAAATAATGAATCAATTTTGCAGTATCTTTTTTTTCAATACAAATTGACCTTGATTTTTCATTTTCAATAACTTCAAAACAAATATGCGTTCCCATCGAAACTATCATTTTGTCGTTTTCATTTTCAGTACATCGTAAAACAATTTCTTCCATAATCTTAATTTTTAAGTAAATAAAAAAGCCTTACTAACTCGGTTGGGTCTAACTTCAACTTCATTAATAAGGCTAATAATTCCTTTTTGTACTTATAATGTTAGACCGTACAATTGCAAATATAAACTTTTATTTTAATCTAATTCGTTTTTATCTGAAAACTTATAAACATTATTTTGCAAACGCTTTTTAATCTTTGCTAAATCGTGGTAGTTTTTGCCATCCATTATGTCTTGTATTAAATTTCGCTCCTTTAATTCAATTTTTTTATTATTAAATTCCTCGAATAAATCTTTAGTGTCTATCAAGTACATTTCGTCTTTTGCTCGTCCAAAAAGTTTCGATTGTGTTATTCCGTGAATTATAGTAGCGTGGTTCATCTGGAACAATTCAGCTATTTCACGAAGAACAAAATTGTTTCTTCGTAAGTAATTAAATATAAACCAACGCCTATGCACTTTGTTTGGTTTCTTTGTTCGTTCCCGCAAATTTTCCGTTTCAATTATTTCGTGTATTCGTTCAATCAAGTTTTCCATATAAGTAAGTTATAATTTTTAAATAAATATAGTTTCGTATTTCTTTTAATTTTTTCATATTGTTTCAACTTTTAAAATTAGTTTTCTTTGCATTGCCATACGCATTATGGCGTGGTCTCGGTCAAGCGCTTTTAGAACACGATAACCAATTGTTTTTTTAGTGCATTGCGTATCTAAATAAAACACGTATGTAATTTTATAATTTTTCATTACTATTTGGTATTTCGTTAAATTCTTGATTCTCTAAATAGTCAAGGTAAAGGTTTAAATTGAAACTCCCGCCTTTGTCTCCTTCAACGCTTTGTTCACGCCACCAGTTCATTTTTCGTTTTAATGAAAAAGTTGTTTGAGTAAATTGGTTTTCTGTGGTCGCAATTTGCGACTTTAATAATTGTTTCATAAGTTCTCGTTTTTTTGTTCGTTATAAAAATCTAATTC